TGGAACCGCCGCAGGGTGAATTACCACAGCGTCGCCGCCGATTACGACAGGGACACGATCAAGGACATCAACCGCAAACTGCCGAACCTGCTGGTAAAGAATGGCGGCGTCGCGTTGGATGAACTGGCGGATGAGTATGGGTTCGCGTCAACCTGCGACCTGATCGATATGTTCCTTGGCTATACGCCGAAGCGCGTCCGGCTTGAGCAGCTCATAGCCCAATTTTTGGAAGAAAAACCTCAACCCTCCGACGATTATGACGGAGACGTGCCTTTTTAGGAGGCCAGAATGCCCATTGAAACTTCGTTCTTTTCGAGCAAGGCCCCGAAAGAACGAAAAGTCTGCATCGCCAAATGGCATCGGAACTGGAACGGGCCGCGTGCGGAGCTGTTCGCCCCGTCCGATCCGAAAGCCGCGGATTGGAAGGCGTCGTACCGTAAGGACTTGGAATCCCGTTTTCCTACGCCGTCTTCTCTGCGGCGCTACCTTCAGGAGATCGAGAGGCGAACACCGAATCCGATCCTCTGTTGCTTCGAGTTGAACCCGGAGGAGTGCCATCGCAGGGTACTGGCCGGGTTCATCAAGGAAAACATCAACCTCGACGTGCCCGAATGGACAGGTCGGCGGCATGACGGTCAATTGAGCCTGCTGCCGTAAAACAAGGCGGGGACGTTCGGTGCTGGAACACCGAACGTCCCCTAGGAAGCGGAGGGCGTATCCTCCAGCCACCACAAGCCGAAGGATATTCCCTCCTGACTATACAAGTCAACGGAGGGCGAAATGGACACCAAACCACATGCGCCCATCCGCAACACGGCGCGGAGACAGTATGGAAGATTTGCAGAAGGACAAGGATCAGGGCGAAAAACTGCGTTCGCTCGTCGAGATGAGCAGGAAGAACGATATACCAGCGTTGCTCAATGCGAAGAACAGGGCACAGCAGGATGTCTACTCCGATCCCTCGAAGGAAAATCTTGCCGTTCTGGAACGCGCCACAGCCATGCTGGAGAAAGCGATGGACGCAGGACAGAACTGCAAGACGTGGAAAGAGGCGCTCACCTATCTGCAAGACGAGTGCGGCAGGAAGATCCAAAAGAGCAAATTGTTTGCCGACATCAAGGCCGGGCGTCTGAGAAAGCAGCCGGACGGCACCTTCAAGCGGCGTGACCTTGACCGCTACGCGGCGTCGCTCCCCACGGCGGGGACGCCGGACAAGCTGGCCACCGACGCCGCCAGACGGCAGCGGGAAAAGGAAGAGCAGGAAATCCGCAGGATACGGGTCGCGGCGGACAAGGAAGAGTTCATCCTCAAGGTCAAGCAGGGCCAGTACATCTCGCGGGATGACGTCTATCAGGAGCTTGCCGCCCGTGCCGTGGCCCTGTCCGCCAGCCTGAAAACGGAGTTCGAGGCGCGGTCGCTCGACGTGATCGCGCTGGTCGAGGGGAACCCGAAGAAATCCGGTCCGTTCGTCGAGCACATCGAGCAGGTCATCGACGAGGCCATGAACGAGTACGCGAAGCCCATCGAGATCGAGGTCACGTTTACCGACGAGCCGGAAGCGGAAAACGAACCGGACGACGAATAACGCAGGGCAGGGGCGCGTCTGCCGGATCAACGCGCGTGTGGAGATGATGATGACCATTGTTGAAATTATGAAAGAATGCGTTCCGTATGTGCTGTGCATCCTCACCATGATCGGAATATGGTATGGCGGGATGCTCGTTGGAGAATATCGGGGACGTGAACGAACATTGAAAGAGCAGCGCATCGTCTTCGTCGTCATGCACGAAAACGGAAAGGTTTCCGCCGTGACGCAGGAAGGCAAGCGTTTTTCTTTCGTAACCGACTGCGGAACAAAGAATATGAGCGATGAGGAAAGAAGATGAAATCATATACAATTCGTGTTCCCTTTCATTCCGTTCATGAATTCGTTGTGTTTGGTGAAGACGAACAGGATGCCGTCAGAGTTGCACAGAAGGGATGGCCAAAACTTTCCCAATACTGCGAATGGGAAAAGGCCGCAGTCTGTTTGACGTCAGACGTTTTAGAGAAAAAGGACGGTTGCCATGAACACAACCCCCATGCGTGAGTTCAACCACTTCCCCATCATAGAGGGAAAAGTCGGCAACGGCGTGAAGTTCGAGCGCATCCGGCGCATCACGGGCTACCTCGTCGGTACGGTGGAGCGGTTCAACAACGCCAAACGCGCCGAAGTCCGCGACCGCGTGGCGCATCTGAAAGTTTCTCCGGAGGCGCACAATGAAACTCCGTCACGGCATGACGGTGATGACGGCCCGCTACGCCGTGGTGCTGCGGGGCCGGAACCAGTGCTTCCCTGACCAGTGGTGGGGGCACCCGATCATCGAAGGGAAGATCATGAAGCGGCACACCATCGTGCTGAAAGCCGAGGACGTGGTGGCCCTCCCCGTGCCGGAGGGTTTCCAGCGCGTGTTTCCGGGATTGTTGAAGGGATAGCATGACGCAGCTTGCCTTGTACGAAATGCCGAAAAAGGAGTGCCGGCGCGTGGCCATTTCGGTGGCGATACCGAAATGGCTTCCGCCGTCTCTGGCCTTGTGGCTCCGTCAGCGCATGGCGGAGCGGCCGGAGGGGAAACTGACCGTGGCCACCCGGTTCTCAAAAGGGGAGCGGGCCGCGATGAAGCGCCGCAGGCCCGTGCCGATCAGCGCGTGGGCGGAGAAGCACCGTATCCTCGAAATGTCGGCCATCCGGGGCCGCTGGCGGAACGTGTTCACCCCGTACCTCACCGGGATCATGGACGTGTCCGGGCTTCCCGGCGTCGAGACGGTCATCATCTGCAAAAGCCCCCAGACGGGCGGATCGGAGTGTGGCCACAACATCGTCGGGTACTGCATCGACCGTCTCCCCGGCCCGGTGATGTACGTCTTCCCGGACGAGCTGACCGCCCGCGAGAACGCCAAGGATCGCATCATCCCGATGATCGAAGCCTCCCCGCGCCTCCGTCAGTACATGACGGGCTACGGGGACGACGCCTCCAGCCTGCGCATCAACCTGCTGCACATGCCGATTTACCTCGGCTGGTCCGGCTCCGTCTCGCGGCTCGGGAACAAGCCCATCCGCATCCTCATCCTCGACGAGCTGGACAAGTACAAGAACCCGAAAAACGAGGCATCGTCCGAGTCGCTGGCGGAGAAGCGCACGACGACATGGCGGACCCGGCGCAAGGTCGTGAAAATCTCGACCCCGACCACGGATGACGGCCCGATATGGAAGGCGCTCACCGAGGAGGCGGGTGCCCGCTTCGATTTCTGGGTGCGCTGCCCGCACTGCGGCTTTTTCCAGCACATGGATTTCGAGCGCATCGCATGGCCCGGAAAGGATGAGGAGAAGTCCCCGGACGCCGAAACCGTGTTGGCCAAGCGGCTGGCCACTTACGCCTGTGAATACTGCGGCACGGTGTGGGATGACGGCGACCGCGACCGGGCGGTGAGAGGAGGGGAGTGGCGCGAGCGCACGTCCGGCCTTGAGCTGATGGCCCACATCGCCGCGCACCGTCCCGTGAAGGTGGGCTTTCACATCCCCGCGTGGCTTTCATACTTCGTGAGCCTGTCCGAAGTGGCCCACGCCTGGCTCAAATATAAGGAGAGCGGAAAATTGGACGACCTCAAGAATTTCAGGAACCAGTACGCCGCCGAGCCGTGGGTGGAGTCGCACGCGGCCCGCTCGGAAGACGCCATCCTCGCCCTGTGCGACGACCGCCCACGCGGGAAGGTTCCCGGCCCGGTGGACGGAAAAGAGCGGGTATCCGTCCTTCTGGCCACGGTGGACACGCAGCAGCACTATTTCCGGTACGTCATCCGGGCCTACGGCTATGGCGAAACCGAGGAGAGCTGGCTCGTGGCGTCCGGCTCGGCGGACAACCTCGCCGCGCTGGAAGAAATCCTGTTCGGGAGCGTCTACGCCGACCCGGACGGCAGGGAATACGCGGTCAAGGCAGCCATGATCGACGCGATGGGCGGGCGCACCGCCGAGGTCTACCGCTGGGCCGTCCGTCATCGGGGGCGCGTCTTCCCGTGGCAGGGCGTCCGTTCGATGGCGCAGCCCTACACCCCCTCGCATCAGGAATACTTCCCCGACGCCAAGGGCAACAAGGTCAAGATCCCCGGCGGGCTGATGCTCTACCGCTGCGACGTGACGTTCTTCAAGTCCGATCTGGCGTTCAAACTCGGCATCCACCCGGACGACCCCGGCGCGTTCCACCTCCACGCCAATGACGGCGGGCAGCTTGAGCAGTACGCCAAAGAGCTGTGCGCCGAGGTGTGGGATGACGAAAAGCAGGGATGGGAAAACCCGGCAAACAAGCCGAACCATTTCTGGGACTGCGAGGTCATGCAGCGGGCGTTCGCGTTCATCCTGAACGTCCGGCATCGCCGCAGACCGGACGAGGAAGCGAAAAAGCCCGCCCGTCCCCCGCGCCCGTCCGAACGCGGCGGGGGCGGCATCGGTTCGCGCCTGGCGAACCTGCGGAGGTCGTGATGGCGCTGTACGACCTGTCGGATCGCCTCAACTGGCAGCAGGCTTGCGAGGTGCTTGGATGCGGAAAGACCCATCTGTACGCTCTCGTCAAGGAAGGCAAGCTGCATATGTACGGAACGGGGAAAAGATACCGCTGGTTTTCCCGCAATGATTTAGAAGTGATACTCGAAAAAGGACTTTCAAAAGAGACGCCGGAGAGAACTTGCCAAGTCGGAGAAACATCGCTATCTTAAAAAACAAGAAGGGCGGCAAGTGCGCTAACACTCACCGCCCTGTGTGGGGCACGTCCCCCGCGAGTAAGAGTCTCGCAAGTATCACGCCCCGTAGGAATGCCACTTCCTACGGGGCAACTGCGTTTAGAGGTTCATGAAATGAACCGCCACAGCCGCAAGAACGGCGGCAAGCCAAGCTGCCAGCACGTCCCGGAGGAAGTGTCTCATGGGGTATCCTCCTTTCGGGAGGCGGCCCCACGCTGGCAACGTATCTGCGAACGAGAAGAAAGGCAAGACAGCTTTAACAGCCCGGCCCACGCCGGGCTTTTTTTGTATTTTTTTCAAAATTTCTGTTCGCACATTCCGCACATTCCGCACGTTCCGCACATTCCGCGACTTGCACATTTTTTCGTGCTATGTGTAGCACACTATGAGCACTATCTGGACACGTGAAGAACTCCTCGGTCTGATCGCCTGTTGGAAGGCCGCGTACAAGGCGGCGTCCACGGGCAAGTCGTACACGGTGCAGGGCCGCACCTTGACCCGGTACGACCTGCCCGAGATCCGCCAGCAGCTTGTGTACCTTCAGGGCGAGCTTGCGGCGCTCGACACCGGGCGTCGCGGCCCCACTATCGTACTCGCAAGGGTGAGGAGGTAAGGCATGGCACTGCTTGATCAGTTCGGGCATCCCCTCCCTCCCGTGTCCACTTCGCGCATGACCGCCCGCGCCTCCCGCGACGCCGGGGCCTACCGCGGCTCCATCTCGGGCTGGCGCGGGCCGCAGGTGCATTCCCCGGAAGGGGAATCCCGCGAACGCGACGTCATGCAGCGCCGTGCCGCCGACCTTGCCGCCAACGATTGGGCGGCGCATTCGGCGGTGGAGGCCATTTCGGGCAACGCCATTGGGACGGGCCTTGTCCCGAAGGCGAGCATCCCCGCCGACATGCTCGGCATTTCCTCCGAGAGCGCCCGCGAACTCGGCAAACGGATGGAATGGGCCTTTGCGCTCTGGACATCCGAAGCCGACGTTCGCGGGCAATGCCACTTTGCCGACCTCCAGAATCTCGGCATCCGCACCATGTTGAGCCTGGGCGAGATGCTGCATCTGGCGGTCATGCTCAACGAAAAAGAGCGGGAACGGCAGAACCGGACGTTTTCGCTCGCGCTCCAGACGCTTTCCCCGGCCCGCCTGATGACGCCGAGCGACCAGCAAAGCGATCCGCTTATCCGCGACGGCGTCCGCCTGTCCGAGTACGGCAGGCCGGAAGGGTACTGGCTGGCGACGCCCAAGGCTTCGCCCCAGTCCTCGTTCCTGTCGGTGGAGCGGAGCGCGCTGCTGTCGGAGGACTTCACCTATGTCCCGGCCCGCGTCGGCCACCGTCCGGGGGTGTTCCACCTGTTCCGGCACGAGACGGACGAGCAGGTGCGCGGCGTGTCCGCCTTCTCCAAGGGCATTGAGCTGTTCCGCAACCTGTCCGACGCCATCAGCTACGAGCTGTTCGCGCAGGTCATAGCCGCGTCGTTCCCCGTCTTCGTCGCGCTGGAAAACGGCGGGGTGCAGCTCCCCGACTATGTGACGGAGGGGCAGGAAGGCGACGGCGAACGCCGGGAACGCCAGCTTGTCCAAGACCTCAGCCCCGGCCAAGTCCTCTACGGCAACGAGAACGAAAAGCCGTACGTGCTGGAATCGAAGCGCCCTTCGGCCAACTTCTCCGCGTTCGTGGAGATCGTGCTGCGGGCGACGGCGGCCTCCGTGGGCATCCCCTACGAATCGCTGACGAAAGACTTTTCCAAGACCAACTATTCCAGCGCCCGCGCCGCGCTCAACGAGGCGTGGAAGCTCTACAGCTTTTACCGCAACTGGTTCGGGCGGCTTTACTGCCAGCCCGTCTACGAGATGGTCATAGAGGAGGCATTCCTTCGGGGCATGTTCGAGCTTCCGAAAGGCGCGCCCGGCTTCTACGAGGCCCGCAAATTCTGGTGCAACGTGGACTGGATCGGCCCCTCGCGCGGGTTTGTGGACCCGGTGAAGGAGATCACGGCCACCATCCTCGCGTTGCAAAACCGCCTCATGACCTACGGCGAGGCATGGGCCGAAACGGGCAGGGACTTCGACGAGGGCTACGCCCGGATGCTGGATGAGTCTCCTCTGCTGGCGCTGCTCGGCCCCCTGAGCCTGAGCACCAAGCCCGGCAAGCCGGGCAAGGACACGGCCCCGGAGGGCGACGAAAAGCCGGAAGGTGATGCCCCCGAAGAGGAAACGGGAGAAGAAGATGAATGAGTTGTGGGCGTTGCCCTTTGAAATGGCGGAACAGGTGCTGTCCGATCTGGCCTCGGCAAAGTCGAACCCTCAAGCGCTGGTTGAAGGATTCCCGGAGCGGAAGGCGCGTGGCTACGAGCTTGTCGGCGGTGTCGCCGTCATCCCGGTAACCGGGCCAATCGTCAGGGAACAGGGCTGGTACGGGGTGGGGCAGGATGCCGTGGCGTCGTCGTTGAAGGCCGCGCTTGCCGACCCCTCCGCCCGCGCCATCCTGTTCGACATCACCAGTCCGGGCGGCGTCGTGGCGGGCACGAAGGAGCTTGCCGACGCCATAGCCGAGGCCCGGACGAAGAAGCATTGCGCCGCCTACGCCAACGGCCTGTGCACGTCCGCCGCGTACTGGCTGGCGTCGGCCACGGGCACGGTCTACGCGCCGCTGACCGCCACGGTCGGCAGCATCGGCGTGATCATGACGATCACCAACTACGCGAAGCTGGAAGAGAAATGGGGTATTTCCACCGTGACCATCACGGGCGGCAAGTGGAAGGCGGCCGGACAGGGCGGCGAGCTGACCGACGAGGAACGCCAGTATTTTCAGGAACGGATCAACACCCTGCACCAGATTTTCAAGGCCGATGTGGGCCGTCACATGGGGCTGACGGCTGACCCGCAACTGTGGGGCGAGGCGCAGCTTCTGCTGGCGCAGCCCGCACGGGAACTTGGCCTTGTCACCGATATTGTCAGGGATCGCGACGCCGCGATCTGCAAACTCGCTGTGGAGGCACAGATGACCAGAGAAGAACTCGCCGCGCAGTCCCCGGAACTGGTGGACGCGCTGCTGGCCGAAGGCAGGCTGAAAGCGGAGGCCGAGAACAAGGCGAACATGGACAAGGCGGCGGCTGATGCCGTGGCCGGCGCGCTTGCCGTGGTGAAGGCCGTGGCGGGCGATGAGACGGCGTCCCGCGTCGAGACGACGCTGAACACCCTCCGGGCCACCGGGATGAGCGCCGAGCAGATCGCCACCGTAGCACCGTTGCTGGCGAAGGCCGAAGCGCCCGTGCATGAGAATGCCGAGGCGAAAACCCGTGCGGGCATCCTCGCCGGAATCCAGAATGTCCACCAGAATCCCGTAGCAGCCTCGCCGGGGACGGTTCCCACGGCAACTACGAAAAGCCCGCTGCTGGCGGACGCCGAACGTCGCGCCGAAGTAGCGAAGTAAGGAGACATCATGTCCAAGATCATCGTCAATACCGAAGTCATGGGGCCGGACTTTTCCGAGCTTGTCCTGCATGAGCTGAACTACGAGTGGAGCCGCGAGGTTGTGACGCTGGCGGCTTCGGAAGCGGATCTTCCGTTCGGCATGGTGCTGATGCGCGAAGCCGGGGAATACAAGCCGCTGACGGAATCCACGGTCGAGAGCGCCCAGAAGTTGGGCGGCGCGCCCGTCGCCGTGCTCATCGGCGCTGTCAAAGCCAGCGAGTCCGCACAGCCGGGCATCGTCATCCGTCGCGGGGCCATCCTGAACGGCGCGGCCCTCAAGTTCGACGCCAGCGTCACTACGTTGCAGGCCGAGGCGAAGCTGGCCCTGTCCGAGCTCGGCATCGTCATCAAGGAGTAATCCATGTTTATGCAGTATCCTACGGTGTTCGACTGCACCGAAATGACCGCGGCGGTCAACAAACTGCCCGCGCGTCCCTTCTTTTTCCAGCCGTTGTTCGAGGTGAAGGGCGTGAAGACCACGACCGTTTCCCTCGACATCAGGAAAGGCCGCATCGTTCTGATAGGCGATTCCCCGCGCAATACCGCCCCTGAGAGCCTTGCCGGGCGCGGGGCCAAGCGGGAGTCGATGAATCTCTCCTGCGCGCATCTTGCCATGTCCGACACGCTGGCGCCCGAAGACCTTCAGGACGTGCGGGCGTTCGGCTCCACCGAGCCGATTTCGGTTGCCGAAGTCTATAACGACAAGATGCAGCAGTTGAAGGACAACATGACGGCGACGATGGAGTTCCATCGCCTTGGGGCCATCAAGGGCGTGGTGCTCGATGCGGACGGCACCACCGTCCTGCACGACATCTTCAAGACGTTCGGCGTCACCAAGAAGACGCTGCCCATTCTTTTCCCCAAGACAGCCGCCGACGATGCGAACCCCATCCAGACCAGCATCCTCAACGCCAAGCGGCATGTCGAGGCCGCGATGGGCGGCACGCCGTTCAGCCATATTGAATGCATCATCGGCTCGGACGCCTACGACATGCTGACTTCCCATGTGCTCGTGCGGAAGTATTTCGAGGACTGGCTCGCCCGCAAACAGGATTATGGCAACAACGATTACCGCAAGCGCGGATTTACCTACGGCGGCCTGACGTTTGTGGAGCGTTCCGACGTGGTGGGCGGCCAGACGATGGTGGCGGCCAAGAAGGGGCACGTCTACCCGGTCGGCCCCGGCATCTTCAAGCAGTACCACGCGCCCGCCGACTGGATGGAGACGGTTAATACCATCGGCCTCGAATATTACGCCCGCATGGACAAGAAGGAAAAGAGCCGCGGCATCGACATCGAGGTGCAGACCAATCCGCTCACGCTCTGCACCTACCCCGAAGCGTTGGTCGAACTCGACTTCAAGGCGGCGTAGTCATGGCCGATTTCGATCTCGCCTACGCGCCCGTCGCCAAGTGGGAAGGCGGCTGGACGCACGACTCCGGCGACAAGGGCGGGGAGACGTTCCGCGGGTGCGCCCGCAACTTCTTCCCGAACGAACCGATCTGGCCCGTCATCGACCGGGAAAAGAGCCATCCCTCGTACAAGAAGGGCAAGGCCGCCTTCTCCGCGCACCTTATGGGGATTCCGAGCCTCACGGGGTGCGTCAAGGGTTGGTACAAGAAAGAGTGGTGGGACAAGCTCGGGCTCGAACGGTTCGACCAGATCGTGGCCGACGAGCTGTTCGAGCAGGCCGTGAACCTCGGCAAGGCGGGCATGGGGCGTTACCTGCAACGGCTCTGCAACGCCTTCAACTGGCGGAAGGACGGCAGCGCGGACGGCGTGCGCCTGTTCGACGATCTCCAGACGGACGGCGTCGTCGGCCCGAAGACGCTTTCGGCCCTTTCCATCGTCCTTTCCCGGAACGACGCCCGGCGCATCGTGCACCTCATGAACTGTATGCAGGGCGCGCATTACGTAAACAGCGCGGCGAACCGCCTCCCGCTGCGGAAATTCTGCGTGGGCGGCTGGCCGACGCGCACCTATGACCCCGGACAGGAGGTCTTCTGATGGATTTCGCTACATTGATGGATTCCCAGTCCGGCATCGTCGCGTTGGGCATGGCCGCCGTTTCCGGCGTTTGCGCGTTCATCTGCGCGTTCATGCCCGCGCCCACGGAACAGTCGGGCATGTTGTACCGGATTGTCTACGAGCTGCTGAACTGGATCGGCTGCAACAAGGGCAAAGCCAAAAACGCCGACGACGCGGGCAATGGCGGCAAGTGATGCATGGTCGGCCCTCGTCCGCATCCTTCAACTGGTTCTTGAAGGTTTTCGGGAATACCGCCGCCGTTCCCGTGTGGGCGCTGTGCGCTCTGACGGTGGCTCTGCATGGCTGCGGAAGTTCGGGGGCGCTGACAAGCGTGCCTCCCGCACCGATGACGCCGGGGACGATCATCACTGAGGCGTGGGCCTACGAAGAAAACGGGCGTTGGGAACAGGTGGAGGGTGAATGGATTCATCTTCCGGCAAACGAGGGCGCGGAGCTGCTGCTCTGGATTGAACACGCGGAGGAACTATGCCGCTGACCACGGAAACGCTGCTGGCCTATTCGATGGGCATCATCGGTACATTGCTTGTGCTGCTCATTTCGCTCGTCGTCTATGTCTTTCTCACGCTCAGGGAGGAAGTCCGGGGCGTTTCATCCGTTTTGTCCGAGTTGAACAAACACCGGGTGAAGCTCGTCCACATTGATGATTGCCGCCTGACGGTAGCGCGTGTCCATGAACGGTTGGACGACTACGAAGACGCCATGCAGGGCCTCAGCGAACGCATGGCCCGGACCGAGGCGCTGTTGCAGGAGCGGGGAGGGCATTCATGAACCAGAGCTTTTTCAAGGAGATCCTGGAACAGGAAATCCACTCCGTGTTCCTGAACCCCGCCGAATTCGGGGAATCCGTCACGCTTGAAGGCAGAACGCTCGACGCCGTGGTGGACAGGCCGGAAATGGCATGGCCCGAAGCGGACGACAGGCCCGGCGTCTCCAACGAGTTCGTCGTGTTGGCCGTGGCCCTGTCCGACTTCCCCGATGAGCTTTGGCCCGGAAAGCCCGTGAATTTCAACGGCGAACGTTGGAACGTGGATACCGCCGACCGCGAGGCGTTGCGTACCATCCGGCTGTACAGGGAGCGGTCATGATCAAGATTGAGGTGTCCAGAAGGGATGTGGCGTGGTTGTTGAGGCCCCTGCAAGAGTTCCCGAAGGAATGCCAGGGGGCGATGTGGCAAGCCGTGAAGCGTTCCCTGTCCACCGCCCGTAAGGAAATGACGGAGGAAATCTCGGCTCTCGCGTACCTCAAGAGATCCGTCATCCGGGACGCCGTTCAACCTGTCCAGATGTACGGCAAGAAACGGGCCGAGCATGACCGCCGTTACAAGGTGGCCGACAAGGACAAGGTTTTCGGCGTCATCCGGGTAAGCGGGCGGAAGACCCCTCTCGATGCCTACCGGTTGGCCCCGAACGCCCCAACCCGGCCCAAAGGGTCTACAGGTAATGAGTGGCCGCGTGCGGGGTATCAGCTCGGCCCCCGTTATCCCGTCCGTTACAAGCCGAAGACGTCCGACCGCTCGAAAGGGTTCGTGCTGCGTGGCAAGTCGGGGAAGCTCCGCTTCATGCAGGAAAAGCTTGGCCGCAGACACCAGTACCAAGGCCGCTCGGTCCCGACGCTCATTTGGACGCATGATTACACGGTCCAATATTTCGCGGTGTTCGATGAAGTGGTCGATCCCATTGGAAGAAACGTCAAGCGGCGGTTCATCTCCGTGTTACAGCACGAGATCGACTTCCGTATAGCCAAGCTCGCGGCAAAGGGGAAATAGAATGAAATCCAAAGAACTGTTGCTGTCGGTACGGGAAATGCTGATCGGGGCCATGCAAGACTATCCGTTTCCGGCATCCGATGGCGGGCACGGGGATCTTCAAGTGTTCCTTCATGGTTTGCCGGAGGATCAAAGGGGAACCTACCCGTTCATCTGTATCCGATGGGCCAGCGGAGGCATTGATGAAGGCATGGAGGGTGCAGAAGGCCGGGAAACGCTGGCGCTCGTGATCGGGATGTTCGCCCCGGAAGGGCAGGAACAGGCGGGGCTGCTCCTCGCGGAACTCCTCGACTGGCTGCGGGCTGTCCTGCGCCGTAACCGTGTGGTGGCCAAAAAGTTTGAGCTGCAATACCCGCTCAAGTCTTCGATGCCGGAACCTGACAGGCAGTGGATCGAACATCATTACGCTACCGTTTACCCTGAATATCAATATATTATCCCGTCCACCCCGTTGGGCGGCACTTTGAAGGAACACACCTATGAGTGAGCAGGAATCCCCAAAAACAGCCCGCAAATCGCCTGCGAGAGCCGAAAGCCCGTCCCCGGAGCTGGTTGCCCGCCGGAAGCAGGTGTTGACCGTGTATGTCGGCCCGGACAGGCCGTTCGGCCTTCCCCTGCGGACCAGCCGCCGTCCTGCGTGGCGAACCGCTTCCGCAGCTTGCCGCCGTCATTGAGGCCAACCCGGATCTGAAAAAGCTGTTCGTGCCTGTGGAGGAGCTTGCCGAAACCCGTTGCCAGCTCCGCAAGGAAGACAGCGGTATGCAGCGGCTTTTCAAAACCATCAACGAGGCCAGCCGCAAGGCTCGGAAGGCCAAGGAGTAGGGTATGGCATTCAGACACGGCGTTTACACCAGCGAACTGCCCACGAGCATCCTCCCGGCCCGTTCCGTGGACAGCAATGTGGTCTTCGCGGTCGGCACGGCGGCGGTTGACCGCCTCGAAGCGGGCAAGCCCCGCTACGTGAACCGGCTGCGCATGTATTATTCGTATGACGAGTTCGTCTCGGAAATGGGGTGGGACGAGGAGAACTTCAACAAATACAGCTTGCAGGAGCTTGCGTACAGCCACTTCGCGCTCTACCGGGGCGCGCCGCTGGTGGTGTGCAACGTCTTCGATCCCGCCGTCCACAAAACGAGCGTCAGCAGCGAGGCCGTGAGCTTCGACGCCAAAGGCGCGGCTTCGCTCAAGCACGGCTCCGTTTCCAGGCTGGTGCTGAAAAACGCGGAAAGCTCCACAACCTACGTCGAAGGCACCGACTACACGCTGGACCCGATCTCCGGAGAACTGTCCCGCATCGAGGGCGGGAGCCTTCCCGCCGAAGCGAACGTGACAGCCGGGTACGACTATGCGGACGTGTCGCTGGTGGACAGCACGGACGTCATCGGCGGCATCAACGAATCCACGGGGGAATCGGAAGGGCTGGAGCTGATCGATTCCGTGTTCCCGCAGTTCCGGCTCGTGCCGGGCAGCATCCTTGCCCCGCGCTTTTCCGAAGACCCCGCCGTGGCCGTGGTCATGGCGGCGAAGGCGGACGGCATCAACGGGCTGTTCAAGGCCGTGGCCCTCGCGGACATCCCGACCGAAGGCGAGCACGGGGTCAAGAAGTACACGGACGTCCCCGCCTACAAGCAGAACAACAACCTCTCGGACGAGCTGCTGATCGTGTGCTGGCCCAAGGTGAAGCTCGGGGACCGCGTGTTCGGCCTCGCCACGCATCTCACCGGGCTCATCTCGCAGACCGACGCCGACCGGGAGGGCGTCCCCTACGCCAGCCCGTCCAACAAGCGGCTGGAGATCACCAGCATCGGCTATCCCGACGAAAAGGAGGAGGGCGGCTGGAAGGAACTCTTCCTCGGCCTCGACAAGTGCAACTACCTGAACGGAGAGGGCATCTACACCGCCGTGAATTGGGACGGCGGCATGAAGTCGTGGGGCGGGCGCATGAGCGCGTATCCCTCGAACACCGACCCCAAGGATTGCCAGGACGCCATCCGCCGATTCTTCAACTGGTACCAGAGCACGTTCATCCTGACGTACTTCCAGAAGGTGGACAACCCGCTGACCCGCCGCCAGATCCAGACCATCCTGAAAAGCGAGCAGATCCGGCTGGACGGCTATGCGGCCCGCGAGATGATCCTCGGCGGTTCCATCTCCTTCGACGAGTCGGACAACCCGGCGACGGATCTCATCGACGGCATCGCCCGTTTCCACCTGCGGATCACCCCGCCGCCCGCCAACCGCGAAATCGACGGCATCTTTGAATTCGACACCGACAACCTGAGCGTGCTGTTCAGCTAGGAGAAGCCATGCATCGTCCTGAACAAAACGTCGCCTACCGCGTGTACTGGCAGGGGAAAGATCTTCTGGGCACGGCCCAGATCGAGATGCCCCAGATTCAGCATATGACCGAAACCCTCAACGGGTCCGGGCTGTCCGGCGAGATCGAGTCCCCGACCATCGGGCTCACGCAGTCCATGACCTGCAAGATGACCTTCACGAGCGCGACCAAGGCCATTTTCAGCACGCTGGACTGGACGCTCCAGCCGTTGTTCGAGTGCTACAGCGCCTTGCAGGTTGTGGACGAGTCCACCGGCATCCGCAACTCGGTCCCGTTTCGGCTGAACATCATTGGGCGTCCAAAGAACATGAGCCTCGGCACGCTGGAAATCGGCAAGAAGCATGGCAACGATCTTGAGTTGGAAGTGACTCGCCTCGAAGTCCTGCTGGACGGCGAGGAACAGCTCCTCATCGACAAGATCAACTTCATCTACAAGGTGCAGGGCACCGACCTGCTGGCCGCCGTCCGCGTCCAGATGGGCCTCAACGCATAGGAGAAAACATCATGGAAAAGACCGCGCAAGCCACCCTGAGCGCCCCCATCACCGTGCAGGGCAAAAAGACCGACATCCTCACCCTGCGCCGGGCCACGCTTGGCGACGACGAGGACGCGATGGACATGGCCATCTCCTTCAACCGGGGGAACAACCCTGTCACCGTCGAGCTGTGCACGTTGTCCATCGTGACGGGGGTTCCCTACGACGTGCTCCGGACGCTCGACGAGGACGACATCGGGGCGATCCGCGCGGCGCACAATTCCCTCCGCCCTACGAAGCCGAAAAAGAAGGAGGAGGCCGAAACCGCGACGGCTACGACGCAAGGGGAAGGCTCCACGGCCTCCGCCTAGCGATGCTGTCACTGGCGAAATTCAGCGGCTGGAGCAGGACGGAAATCCGCAATCTGACACCGGAAGCGTTCGTCGGCTATGCCGACGCCGCAAAGGATATGGACGACAATGGCGCGTGAATTTGGCGTTTCTTTCAGCTTGGGAGCGAACCTCGACGGGAGTTTCGGCTCTTCGTTCAAGGCCGCTTCCGACCGCATCGGTGCCGTCACGCAAGCGCTGCGGGACATGGAGCGCTCACCCATAGGCAAGGTGGGCGCCGCCATGTCCGCGCAAAAGGACAAGATCAAGGCGCAGGTCGCGGAACTCAAGGAAGCCCGCAGGCAGCTTGCCGAGTATGAGGCGACGGCGGAGCGGACGGGCCGGAAGACGAAAGGTCTGGAACAGCAGATTGAAAAATCCCGGGAACGGGTCAGCCGTTTAACTGAACGCGCCAAGTCCTCCGGCTTGAATTACCGTGAAACTGTGGCCGCAGCGGTTGGTTCCGCCGGGAGCTATCAGGCGTTCGGCTCTCAGCATCAGGCGCTCGGCACCGACATGGAGGAACTCCGGAAGCGCAAGGACAGGGAAAGTTCCCGGTTGTTCGTGGCCCGTGCCGCGGATGCGCAGCGCGGGGCACTGAGCCGTGAATTTTCCGGGATGCCCGCCGCCGACATGGGGGACCGCCTCGCTCCGATGCTGGCGAAACAGCGGGAAGCGATCAAGGCGCTCGGGGGAAACCTCCGTGAAGCCGAAACCCGCCTTGCCGCTTTTCAGGCCAAGGCCAAGGACTCCGGCGGCGCGTCCGGGGCGCTGGCCTTGAAGCTGGCCCGTGCCGAAGAGGAGGTTGGCCAGCTCTCCGCGAAGCTCATGCAGTCCGGCGCGGCCTACCGCGAAACCGTGGCTCTGGCTACGAGCGCGGGCAACAGGATCGGTGAGCTGGCCTCGCGGTATCGCACGCTTTCGGCCAGCATGGAGGCTGCAAAGCGCCACCAGCAGGCCGTGGATGCCAATATGTCCCGCCGTGCCGCGCTGCGTGATCAGCGGTCGGATCTGAACGGGCGTCTCATCGGCGGCGCGGCACAGGCGGCGACGGCTGCCATTCCGGTGAAGCTGGCCGTCAGCGCCGAAGATACGTTCGCGGATCTCAAGAAGGTCATGAACGGCGCGGACGACGAGCTGCTCGGGCAGGTCTATCAGGACGCCCTGAAAATGTCCTCGGAGACGGGCAAGTCGTTCGAGGACGTGGTGGCGATCATGACCTCCGGGGCACAGGCCGGGCTCGGCAAGACCCGCGAGGAGATGCGGTCGAACACCGAGCAGGCCATCCAGATGAGCATCGCGTGGGGCGTCACCGCAGAACAGGCGGGCGACTCGCTGGCGACATGGCGGTCGAGCATGGGCATGACCTCGCAGGAAGCCCGGCACACGGCTGACGTGATCAACGCCCTCTCGAACGAGATGAACGGCGAAGCGGGCGAGATCGACCGTATCTTCACCCGGATGGGGCCGCTCTTGAAGGGTTCCGGCATGGCGTCGCAGGACATCGCCGCGCTCGGCATGGCTTTCAAGGCGTCCGGGGCGGAAGTTGAAGTGGCCGGCACAGCCATGAAGAACTTTACGAATGTCCTTGCGCTCGGGAATTCCATGACCAAGGACCAGAAGGAGATTTTCAGCCGCCTTGGGCTCGATCCGAAGGCCATGCAGAAGCAGATGCAGACCGACGCCAAGGGCGCGATCATGACGCTTTTGAAGCAAATCAAGCGGGTTCCCGTAGAACGCCAGAACGAAGTCGCAATGAAGCTGTTCGGGCAGGAGAGCATCGCCGCCATCGCGCCGTTGCTGGAAAACCTTGGTTTGCTCAAGCAAGCCTTTGAAATCGCCAACTCGAACGTCGATGATTCGGTTCTGGAAGAGTACCAGAACCGGATGAAGACCACGGCCACCGAAGAGGCCAAGCTCGCGCAGCAGACGCGCAACCTCGGCATCACGGTCGGCAACGCGGCCTTGCCAGCCTACAACGCCTTCCTCAAGACCATGAGCAAGGGCGTCGGCGTGATTACGGGGTTCGCCAAGGAATATCCGAACGTCACCACGGCACTGCTCGGCGGCGTGGGCGCGCTGGCGGCCCTGACCGTTGGCGGCATCGTTTTCGGCTACGTCTACAATGGCCTTGCGACGACGATCAACGCCGTGAAGGGCGGGATGCTGGCGCTTCGCGGGGCGACCATCGCCAACACAGCGGCGACAAGGGGCGGCACCATAGCGACGCTCATGAACCGGGCGGCGCATCTGTCGTGGGCGGATGTGGGGAAAGGTTCCGTCAGCACGGTCAAGAGTCTTGGCTCCGGCATGTTGAGTCTCATCGGTATTCAAAAGGGCACCGCCATCGGTATGGTGTGGGGGGATCGTGCAACGAGGGCTTGGGAGAAATCAACAAAGCTGTTGGGAAAGGGCCTCGGCGCGTTGAAGTTCGCGTTCGGCCCGGTCGGGATCGCCATCGCGGGTATCGGGCTGGCAGCCTACTGGCTGATCGAAAATTGGGATGTCGTCGGCCCGTATTTCGGCAAGGCGTGGGATTGGATTTGCGGAAAGTTTAAGTGGGCGGCGGATTTCATCAAGGGAATCGTTGATTGGGTTTTCAACGCTGTCGATACCATTGCGAAAAAATGGACCGAATCGGAGACGTTCAAGCGCAATACGGCGGACGCTCTGAACATGAATTTTGGCGGTTGGCAAGGCAGCACGGCGGAAGAAGGGGCGGCATGGGTCAGGACGGGCAACGAAAAGGGGAAGGAATCGCTGGAGTCTCCTCCCGACTTCGTAGGCCCTAAGCCACAGGACAAGGCCCCGGACAAGCCAGCCGGTCCGAAGCCGATGGAAACGGCGAAGCAGCTTCCCGGGATGCCCACGGGCGACGCCCCCGGCGGCGACTTCGTCGACGATTCCTTGCCTGCGCCGGATTTCAGCGGTTGGGGCGACGAGGACGGCAAGAAAAAGAAGGGCAAGAAAGGGAAGGGAGTCGGACCCGTCACGGTCGTATCGTTGGACAGCGGGAACAGGTTCAGCACGGTGTTCATCCCGGCTGCCTCGAAAAAGGACAAGGACGCATCGAAGCCCGTGGGCACGTCCGTGCTTCTGCCCTCGTCGTCCGGAGACTCCGAAACCGTGGCCTTCTCGAAAGCCGGGCAGAACCTCGTCGGCGGCCTGAACAAGACCTTCGACCGCCTGCCCAAACTCTTCGACGCCTCGCTCTCGAAGGTGAGCGAGCCGGACATGCCCCCGGCTGTCGTCAACATCCCGGCGTCTTCATCGTCCCCTCAGCCTGTCGCACGTTCCATCTTCCACCCCGTCCAGCGGCAGGACCGCAGTGGGTCGCCGTTCGCCGTGTTGAAAAACGCCTTGGGCGCGGCCCCGGACCAGTGGTCCCGGACGGTCGGCGCGAAGTTCGGCCGCGATGCCCTTCCGCCCGTGCTTCCCCAAACGCCGCTGTTGCTGGAGCGCAGTAGGAAGGCACCCGCACAGCGCCAGCCGGAGGCCTCGGGCGACATCCAGATCGTACAGCATTTCAACATCGCGGACGCGGGGAATCTTCCCGCGCTCAAAAAGGAGCTCCGGCGTCTGGAGCCGGAGTTTGAAAAGCTCGTCCGGCGCGCGCTCGAAAGGATGCGCTCGGACAAGGCGAGGACGGCACATGCCCAGTGAGAAGACGACGCGGCAGGGGCAGGCATGGGATCAGCTTGCGAAGGACGCCTACGGCGACGAGCTGCGGCTCGGCACGCTGTTCCCTGAGAACGTGGATGAGCTGGACGTCCTGATTTTCGGCGGCGACGTGCGCGTGGCTGCGCCGGAAGCGCCGTCTGTCGCCAAGGTGTCCTCCCTGCCGCCGTGGGAGCGCATGTGATGCGCCGCGCAGCCGTGACCGTCAGCATCAAGGGCCATGACGTGACCCTCGACCTCATGCCGTACCTCGTCAGCCTGACCTACACCGACAAGGCCGACGAGGAGCTGGACGACCTCCAGATCGTTCTGGAGGACCGCGAGGGCATCTGGCAAGGCGACTGGCTCCCGCAGACCGGGGACGTGATCGAGGCCAGCATCCTCACGGAGAACTGGCGGGAGATCGGCGCGGTCGAGGAATTGCCCTGCGGGAAGTTCGAGGTGGACGAGATGGAGCTGGAGTCAAGCGTGGAAGGCGGCGACACCGTGACCGTCAAGGCCGTGCCCGCCGCCGTGAAATCCTCGCTCATGCTCCAGAAGAAGACCCGCTCGTGGGAGAAGACGCCCATCACCACGGTCATCGCGGACATTGCCGGGGCCGCCGGGCTGGACACGCTCTACCGCGGGCCTGAGCTGGTCTACGAGCGGGTGGAGCAGCGGCAGGAGAGCGACCTTGAGTTCATGCAGCGCATCACCAAGGAGCAGGGCCTCCGGCTTGCGGTGAAAAGCGACAGGGTGGTCGTGTACGCGGGCCAGACGGCGGATCAGCTGGAGCCCATCGCCATCAAACGGGCGGGGGAGGCCGACCCCGGCGAGGGGCTGGACTTCCAGTCCTTCCGGGCAAAGCGGACGACCGAGGGCATCTACACGCAATGCGTGGTCGGCTACACGAAAGCGGCGGATTCCGAGACGATAGAGACGCAGTACGAGCCGAACATCCCGCCGACGACCGGGCGCGTGCTCTACATCAACAAGCGGATCGAGAATCAGGCGCAGGCCGAGCGCATGGCGAAGGCGGAGCTGCGCGACAAGAACCGCAAGGAGCAGACCGCCTCGCTGTCCGGCATGGGCGACACCCGGTTCCGGGCGGGCACCGTGCTGGACATTCAGGGATGGGGCCGCTTCGACTCGAAGTACGTGATCGCCCAGGCGACGCACACGTTTTCGGCTGACGGCGGTTATACGACCAGCCTCGAGCTGGAAAAGGCGCTGGATTACTGATGGATATGAAGATGAACGAACTTGCCCGCGTGGGCTTTGTCGTGTCCCGCCAGCCTGAGAAGCACCGCGTCCGGGTGGAGTTCCGCGACACCGTGACCGCGAAGCTCGTCTCCGGGTGGCTCCCCGTGCTCGTCCCCCGAGCCAGCGCGGACATGGCTTTCGACCTGCCGGACGTGGGGGATCAGGTGCTGTGCCTGTTCCTCGGCAACGGGCTCGAAGAGGGTTTCGTGCTCGGCTCCATGTACGGCGCGCAGACCCCGCCCGTGTCGAGCGGCGACAAGTTCCACCGCACGTTCAGCGACGGCACCACGCTTGAGTACGACCGCGCCGCGCACAAACTCAGGGCCTCGGTCAGAGGCGACGTGGAGGCCAGCGTGACCGGAAATGTTGAAGTGACGCTTCAAGGAAACGGCAAGGTAACGGCTGGCGGCGCGCTGGAGCTGACCTCGGCGGCGAAGATCGGCCTGAACACGCCCGCGCTCTCGATGGGCGGGTCCGGAGGCGGGGGGACGGAGGCCGCGACGCAGGGAAACATCAGGCACCGGGGCAACATAACCGTCACCGGGGGAGACGTGACCGTGAACGGCATTTCCTTCCTCAGCCATGTCCACGATTGTCCGCACGGCGGGACCACCGGAGCGCCCAAATGATGTACCAGGGCGTCCTCGGCACCTTCTTTTTCACCGTGACCGACGCGGAGGTGGCGACGTTCCGCGACCTCAAGCAGCAGCGGGAGATCCAGTTTGCCGAGCACAAATGCGTGTCCGGGCTTCCGAAGGTGCAGCACACGGGCCGCAATCTGGACACACTCAGCCTGACCGTCCAGCTTTTCCCGCTGACGCCGCTGGCGCTCACCGTGGACATGCGGATCGACGCCCTGCGCGAGCTGGCGGTGCTCGGCGAGGAGGTCCCGCTCGTGCTCGGCCTGACCTACTACGGCCTGTACGTGCTCAAAAGCGTTGAGGTGCAGCACCGGATTTTCCACAACGGCGTGACCATGAGTGCCGAAATAGCCCTGAACCTCACGGAGTATAATTGATGGAACTGACCGTGGACATGAGCGTGCCCGCGTCCGTGGAGATCGGCGCGACGGGCCTGCGCGGTCTGGCGCAGGAAATCCGCACGGCGCTGGCCACACGTAAGGGGAGCGTGCCGCTCGACCGGGATTTCGGCCTGTCGTGGGAGCTGATCGACCTGCCGCTGCCCGAGTCGAGGCCGCTGCTCGTCGCGGAGATTGGGCGGGGGCTGGAGCGCTGCGTCCCGCGCATCAAGGTCAAGAGCGTGACCTTCAGGACGGATACGTCCGGCGCGGCTGACGGGAAGCTGACGCCCGTGGTCACTGTCGAAATCCGCAAGGAGTACCTGAATGACTTTCGCTGATCTTTCGGGCCTGCCGTCCGTCTCTTTCGCGCCGCAGAGCGCCGGGGAGACGGAGACGGCGATCATCACGGCGTATGAGGCCATCGCCAAGGCGACGCTCCAGCCGGGCGATCCCGTGCGCCTGTTTTTGGAATCGCTGGCTTACATCCTTTCGGTCCAGAACGGCCTGATCGATCTGGCGGGCAAACAGAACCTCCTTGCCTACGCGCGGGGCGGGCATCTCGACCATCTCGGCGCGCCGATGGGCGTGATCCGCATCCAGCCGCAGCCAGCCCGGACGACCGTCCGGTTCGGCGTCGACGAGGCGCTGGCGTTCGATGTCCCGGTCCCGGCGGGGACGCGCGTGACCACGCAGTCCGGCGGGGTCATGTTCGCCACGCTGTCCGACGCCGTGCTTCCCGCGGGGGAGCTTTTTGTCGAAACGTCCGCGAAGGCCACGGAAGCGGGGGCCTCGGGCAACGGCCTGTTGCCGGGCCAGATATGCCGCCTCGTCGATCCGCTGCCGTACATCACGCGGGTGAGCAACGTGGCCACCACGCTTTCCGGCTGTGACGAGGAGGGGGACGAGCGGTTCCGCGACCGCATCCGCATGGCTCCGGAGAGCTTTTCCGTTGCCGGGCCGAACGGCGCGTATGAAGCGCGGGTCAAGGCGGTGAGCGCCGACATCAGCGCGGTGAGCGTCACCTCCCCGACGCCGGGCATCGTTGACGTCCGCTTTGTCATGACGGACGGGGAACTGCCGGACGAGGCCATGATCGAAGAGGTGGAGAACGCGCTGACGCCCAAGGACGTGCGCCCGCTCACCGACAAGGTGCTCGTCGGGTCGCCGGAGACGGTGGAGTACGCGCTTGCCGGGAAGTGGTTCCTGTCGTCGTCCGACTCCACGCTGCTGGCCTCGATCACGAAGGCCGTGGACGCGGCTGTGGAGGGATACCGCCTTTGGCAGCGGTCGGAGCCGGGGCGGGACATCAACCCGGACGAGCTGATCGCCCGGATGCGCAACGCCGGGGCCAAGCGCGTGGAACTGGCGACACCCGTTTTCCAGCGGCTCACCGAGACGCAGATAGCGCGTGAGACGTCCGTGTCCATGACGTTCGGCGGGGTTGAAGATGAGTAGCCGGCGCATCGGTTCCACGCCGTTCCTTGAGCTGCTCCCGGATTCCATCGCTGGCGATCCTGCGATCCGGGCGGCGGCCGACGCGCTGGACGGGCTGCTTGTGCCGTCCGTGAAGGCCATCACGTCGCTGCTGCTGTACGCGCGGCTCTACGGCAAGGAGCCGGACCTGCTGCCGCCCCTGCGCCGCCTTGCGGAACAGGCCGGGGGCTTGCGGGCGCTTGAGGAGCCGCTGCTGGATCTGCTGGCGTGGCAGCTCCACGTCGACAACTACGACATCGCCCGGACGTACGCGGAACGGCTGGAGATGGTGAAGACGGCCATCGCCGTGCACCGCAAGAAAGGGACGCCGTGGGCCGTGGAAACCGCCGTGACCGCCGCCCTCGGCAACGTCGAGACGACAGTGACGGAATGGTACGACTACGAGGGCGGCCAGCCGTACCATTTCAAGGTGTTGGTGACGCTGTTCGAGCAGGGCATCGTTGCCGACGACATCAACCGCGCCCGCCAGATCATCCTCGAAACGAAAAACACCCGTTCGCACCTCGACCACCTCGGCATCACCGTGGCGCTCGGCAGCAACTGCGAAACGCGCTTCGGGGCCGTGCTCGGCATGGGGAACACCATGACCATCTGGCCCGAGGAAATCACGGATTTGGAACAGGAACTTTCGCTGAACACGGGCGCCGTCGCCCACTGGCAGCACATTTTGACCATCGCACCGGAGGAGATATGAGCCAACAATTCCGCACTGTAACGACGAACGCCGGACGCAACGCCGTCAGAGAGGCGCTGACGCAGGGCAAGACCGTCAAGCTCTCGCATATGTCCGTGGGCGACGGCGGGGGCAACCCCGTGACGCCGCTTTCCACAATGACGAAGCTCGTGAACGAACGGTTCCGCGCCCAGATCAATGACATCGTGCTTGATCCGGCCACCCCGGATCTGTTCACGTCCGAGCTGTTCATCCCGCAAGCCGAGGGCGGCTGGTACATCCGCGAAGTGGGCCTGTGGATGGATGACGGGACGCTGTTCGCCGTGGGCAACACGCCGCTGACCGAGAAGCCGGACATCAGTTCCGGCGCGGCAACGGACCTGCTTGTGCGGCTCATCATCCGCGTCCTCGATGCGGCCACGATTTCCATCGAGATCGACCCGGCGCAGGTGCTGGCGACGCGGGAGTACGTCGACCGCAAGCTCGACGCGCACAACAAGGACGGCGGGGCGCACGAGACGCTGGCCCGCAAGAGCGTGCAGATCAAGGCCGGGACGGGGCTCACGGGCGGCGGCACGCTCGAAGCCGACCGGACGCTGACCGTCAAGTACGGCAACACGGCGGGCACGGCGTGTCAGGGCAATGACGTGCGCCTTGCCGACGCTCGGACGCCAAAGCCGCACAAGGCTACGCACCAGACTGGAGGTTCGGACGCCATCACGCCAGCGGACATCGGGGCTGCGGCCAAGACGATTCAGATCAAGCCGGGCACGGGCCTCACTGGGGGCGGCACTCTCGAAGCGGATCGGACCCTGACGGTCAGCTATGGCACGGCTGCGGGCACAGCGTGCCAAGGGAACGACGCCCGTCTGAGCAATGCCCGGACGCCCACGGCACACAAAGCCACACACAAGACCGGGGGCACGGACGCGCTCACTCCTGCGGACATCGGCGCGGCCCCTGCTTCGCATACAAGCGTGGAGGCTACGGATACCGTGTTGGGCCATGCCAAAGCCTCCCAAACAACGCCAAAGGCCGCCGGAACCGCCGCTGTAGGTACGGAGAAAAGCACGTTTGCACGGGGCGATCATATGCATCCTGCGCAGACCACGATCACTGGGAACGCTGGCACGGCGACGAAACTTGCCACCGCCCGGACGATTGACGGCGTCAGCTTCAACGGTTCAGCGAACATCATACACTATGGAACCTGTTCCACAGCGGCGGAAACAGCGGCTAAAGCGGTCAACTGTACGGGCTTTGTTCTCGCAACAGGGGCACGCATCGCGGTGCGCTTCACAGTCACGAATACGGCAGCCAACCCGACACTCAACGTCAATGCAACCGGAGCCAAGGCCATCCGGTACAGAAATGCCGCGATTGCTGCGGGATACCTTGCCGCAAACAGGACATATGATTTCATCTATGATGGTACGTACTTTCAACTCATAGGCGATATTGACACCAATACGACATACGCCGTTGCTACTCAAGCAAAGAACGGCCTTCTTTCCGCAGCCGACAAGAAAGCTCTCGACTACTGCGAGGCCCTTCGGCTCTCCATGATCGGCGTTCCGCGCTACTGGCGCTCCACGACCCTGCCCGCCGGGCACGTCTGGGCGAACGGCGACCTCGCGCTGTTCGCAGACTGGCCCGAACTGAAAAAGATATACGATGCCGGAGGGTTTGCAGGGATGTTGCTGGCGTATAACGCGAACTCCGCCACCATCGCAGCTAACCTCGGAAAATGGCGACCAAATGCTGCTAACCCTACGGGATTATACGTTCCTAACCTAAGCGAACAGTTTTTCCGAGCTTGGACGGGGAGCGTGGGAAGTGCGGGCACTCATCATGACGCAGGGTTACCGGAGATTTCGGGGGCTTTTGGCGTACGCGGCACAATGATTATTGATAATTCGATTATTGAGGCAAATGGCGCGTTTCGCATCACAGAAACGTCATACGACGTCAATTATGCATCGTTTCAAGTTTCGTCTAACCTGTCGAGCCAAGGATGCACTTTTTATGCATCGCGCAATAATGTCATCTATGGATCAAGTCCTACTGTTATGCCCGCGTCAGTTAACCTTCCTGCTATTCTGTATCTTGGCGAACAATCGTAACTTTTAACCACACTCCACGCGTTTCCGAGCTTGGACGGGGGTAACATCAGAAAAGGTCGGGAGCTGGCAGACTGATACAGGGCGAGGATTGAACGGACGTTTTCGACCAAGTGCTCACGGAACTGATTATGATCCTTTGCCTACAGGCGTTTTTTATAAAGAGATTATGGATTACAGCGTTGCTGCAACAGGTGTTCAAGGAACCGCATCCTTGATCGGGTTTTCAGCAGCGAAAATATGGGGAGAGCACGCGGGGGCTGAGTTCGCTCCGACTCATATTCGTATTCCTGTTGTTTTCTATCTAGGTAATTCTGCATAATTTTTTACCTTAACTTTCGCCTTTCCGAGCTTGGACGGGGGGAGGAGATCGGGAAGCGGGGAGCTGGCAGAGTGATGCGCTACAGAGCCACGAGC